ATATTAGCTGGAACCCCAGATGTAACCGTACCTGTTCCTGCGTAAAGTGTGCCAGCGTTTGCGCCACCACTACCTGCACTGCGAACAATGCCGCGATTTATACGCAGATAAGATTTTGTGGTATTAACAGCCGTTTGCCCGTTCAAGGTGACAACTTCGTTTATTTCGTTGTAATCGGCGTCTAAGCCAAAAACCTCTACTGTTCTTGCACCCGTTCCTGCGGCAGTGTCGTCAGCGGAACTGCTTGATAGAGTCATTACTGTTGCTGATGCAGGATAAGCGTATAAACCACCTTGTTCCCAGATGGTTTCTTTTGTAGCTCCAACAGCAGCGTTGTAACCAAACTTAAACACAGTTTTATGGCCCGTGATTTGACCACGGGCCACCTGTAGCTCAAATGGCTCAGATGTTCCGACCTGTGAAATGGAACGGATGTCGTAAGCCATCGGATCCTCCTACGAAAGGATGATCGTTAGTTGGTTACTCGCACCTGTAAACGCAGAAACGTACACACCTTCCGAAAAGATAATGCCGTCATCTGGAATGTTCATTACGTGGTGACCTGCCGGAAATGTTTGCGTAAGCAACGTTTCACCGCTTGCGCCACCGTTTTTCAACGTGAACGCACCCGCAGTCGCACCGTAAATTACAACCTGCCGTAAACGAGAACGAGATGGACCGACAACCGCAGCCGTCGTTCCTTGAACCCAATTATATGCACTGACTGGACCAGCCATGATCTATCTCCTTATCCTGCGGAGACAGTCAAGACACCTGAGTTACTCCAGACTTGTCCTGCGACAGATGGGTCAGACGTTGGCAGGTCTTTAATAATCACAACGCTGTTTGTTCCATCGTGTGTGATTGAGATGTTCTCTGTGATTGCACCAGTTGTAGCGTTTTCATCAATTTCTTTGAATCCGCCTTTTGAGCGTACTGGACCGCTAAAAGTTGTGTTAGCCATGGGTATCTCCTGTCTTGGCTAGTGTCAGCCACACCATGTAGCTGTCAGGGATACTCAAACAATACAGTACTTGTAGATAAAAAGAAAGGGGCTACCGAAGTAGCCCCAGTCCAACAGGGAGGTGTCCAAAATGAAAAGGACAACCTCATTGTAGCATAAATTATGCGCCAGGTGAACCGAACACACAGCGTGGGTCTGAGAACCCGAAGCTGTAACGCTCACGCGCTTTGAAGCGCATGTTACCTGTGTCGAAGTCAGCTTCCATGTTTGTTGACATCGGAGTACGCTCGAAGTGGACGAATCCACGAGGTGCGTCTGTCTTGATGAAGAACGCATCTGGGTCCGTTAGGAAGTCGTTGACGGCATAGCCTTCAGGCAACATTCCCATTGAACGGATTGCGTTTACATCGTTGTCCGCTGTGCCAACGCGCAAGTTAGAAACCATCAGACGTTCTGCAACGAATTGCAGTTGGCGTGGGATGATCAACTTCATGCCACGTAGAGCGACTTTTAGACCACGCTCATCAACGAAACCTGCGATGTTGATCAAAGCATCTTCAAGAGATGTTTCGTTCAAGTCTGCTGGAGTTGATGGTTCGTTGGCAAATGTACCACCTGAAGTAAGTGGGTGGTCAGTTGCACACAATGCTTTGCCGTCACCGCCAGCAGATGCGCCAGCAGTAAATGCGTTGTTAAGGATCGCTGCCGCCTTAACTTGCTTTGTGTGTGCCATTGAACGAGCCAACGCACGAGTATAACGTGAGCCTAGACGATCATAAAGGTTATCTTCGATAGCCTCTTCTGTGATCGAGAATGCCAACGCAATGGTCTCGTGGTTGTAACGAGCAGTGTATGCTTCGTTTGCGTCGTCAAAGTTTACGGACGAACCTTCCGATTTGGTAGGTGCCGCGCCGAAGCCGGATAACATAACCTCTTCTTCAAATGCACGATCTGAAGACTCGGTGGTGTAGATCTCGCTGTGTTGGTTTTCGTACCGAGAGTACTCCATACCGAACAAGGCGTTGAGACCTGGTTCCAGCTCTTTCGCTAATTGTGCGCGAGAGATAGCCATACGTTAGCCTCCTTATACGCCTGTCGTCGAAACAGTACCAGCTGCAATCGAGCCGTTGGCTGCGTTGAAGCTGTTGTTTAGACGAACGATTACAGGGATACCGGCTGCAGTGAAGTCTTGGTTCTCTGGATCATCTTGAATGCCGATGATACGAAGTTGCAAGGCTGCAGTGGTTGCGATTGTGCTGACACCCAACTTAGCAGACGAGATGCCTGTAGTGGAAGAACCAGATGTTGCAGTCGCAAAGTTTGCGTTTGCAAAAACGTGACCGCGTGCAGTCGCTTCGTTTGTCAACGACGCGTCAGATGCGATTACGAATGTTTGGTTCGGGTTGTCGAACACATATGCTTTGACGGGATAGTTAGAATCCGCGCCAGAGCCTGGCCATTGGTTTGACCATACTGTTTTACCAGTGGTGGACGAGACGTACTCACAGCCCCAGAACACACCCAACAAGCTAACAGTTCCACCCGCCGCTGCGCCAACAATGTCAATAAAGCCTGTTGACAGCGGGATAACGGGAGAACCCTGATAGATCGCGTTTGTGTTGCCGGAAGCGATGCGATACTCGGTCACACCAGTGGTGTTTGCGCCAGAACCCTGGACGCCAATCGGACGTAGCCCGAATGCACCGTTAGTGTTTGCCATAGTAGCAATCCTTTTCCAAATTAATCAGAGTCGCGACGTGCGCCTCCGAATGATACACGACTTTGCCGAGTATTAGAAATCGGCATTGAAGGATGTTGTTCCTTCATCAGGTCCTGATCTACGGCAGTCATTTGTTCGCGGGTTCTGCCCCCGTAATATGCAGTTCTTTCGTGCGCCGTTTCAACAGGGATGCGGCACAGCATCAGACCACCTTGTGAAATGACACCCTGATATTTACCTTCGTCAATAACAGGTGCGTCAAAATCTGGATACTCATCTGCACGGACAGGTTCCCATCCTTCACGCAGTTTAGAGTGAACGTTCATACGATCCTCTTCGCCACGCATTGCAATTCGAATCCAACGATGCACATATCCATCTGGTGGAGTTGGTGCATCAAGGTGACTGGGCGGTGCCCAAGGTTTTCTGCGCGAGTTTGCTTCGCGGGTTTCGCTTTTACGCGGTGTTCTATCGGCCATCGTGCTATTCCTTCACATACTTTGCGTATTCTTCCAGCGGTACGTTTAACCGTTTCGCCATCGCTATTTGTGACGGTGATAGTTTAACCGACCTGCGCCCCTGTTTTGCAGTACTGCGGGTTGCTGAAGCGCCAGCAGGTGCGACCTGTGCTCCACCCGATTTCTTGTCGCCTTTGAAGCGATGCGGAAACTCCGCACGCATACGACGATCAACCTCATTGTAATACTCATCGCTCGCTGGGTCAAACCCTTCTTCTTCGACAAGTTTACGATGAATCCCAAATGCCGCATAGGTCATTACTTCATCAGACCCAAACCAATCATTTTTCTCCGCCCACTTCTGCGCACGGGGATCTGGTTTTGGCTGCGGCTGTTGTTGTACGGGCTGCTGCATAACAGCCTGTTGCGGCTGTTGCCGCTGTACTTCAACCTTTTCTGAACGTTGCTTTGCCAAACGCAAACGCTCTTGCTCAATAGACATTTTAGCTAAACCGTCTTGAGCCTCGAGCATTTTTTCTGTGTCGCCTGACTCGTATGCCTCTTTGTACATACGTTTAAGCGCGGCTGACTGTGCCTCAAGCCGTGTGCCATACTCGTTCAAGTAACCCTTGTCCAAGTTTTGCATACGACTTTTCAGCTGCTGGTTTTCCTGCAGCAACTGTTGAGCCATTCGAACAGCCTCTTCACGGTCACGCTCTTCTTTGCGATACTTTTCCGTGAGCTTCTTAATTCGGTTCTGGACTTTATTACTGTAATCATCCAGTTCATCGCCGTCTTCCGGCGCTGCTTCGACCTGTGCACCTTCCGTTGATGCACTCTCCGGTGCGTCAACTTCTACTTCAACACCGTGATCTTCTTCTTCGACTTCAAGTCTTTCTTCACTCATCTTGTCCCCCTAGACATGCTTAATGTCATCTGGCTCTAAGATCGTAGCAATGACTTCATCATCATTGATGATGCGCACTTCACCGCCGTCAATCTTAAAGCGTGATCCAGAATATCGTCCAATGCAAACCCATTGCCCCGCTTTGCACCATGGCTCAGAGTCCGGCCCAAACTTGTCTGGGTCTTTGTAGGCAAGTGGGCCGAGCTTTAAAACGTACGCCACAACAGTGGCTACCGCTTCTCGGTCACGAACTTCATCTGGAATGTATAAACCCCCAATCGTTTTCTTTGCGCCCTGATAAGGCATCACAAGCAAACGCCAGCCTGTTGGCTGCGGCAACCGTTCTGTTAGCGGTTTGTCAAGGAGGGAGGGATCAAGGACTTTGTCCTTTGCGTCCACATACGCGCTTTGGACGGAGTTCTCAGGGATCTCTTCAGAGGCCCCAGAGCGTTCCTTCTTTATTTTCTGCGCGACATGCTCAGGAAGATATAAGGTCTTCGACATCGTCTGCGATTTTCTCCAGCAGGGCTTTAAGTTCCTCACGAGCGTAGGTAAGGCCCCGTATCTCACCTACCATGAGTTTGTAATGCTCCCAGTCTTTGGCAGCATCACGTCCCAAAGCGCTTGTAATATCTTGTTCGCGCTCCTGTAGTACCTTATACATGTATTTCGCAAAATCAACAATATCCATTAAAGAATATCCCGTTCTGCGCCCTCTGCCATCACAGAAGTAATCGGGCCTCCTTTGACCCAATCATCGCATGTGTGCTCGTGGTAACAACAAAACTTGTAGATTTGACAGTAACCATATTCGCCACTCTCGTCGCCAATGCAGTCAAGCATGTCTTCTGTTTGGTTGTATGCCCCGCAGTTTGCGCACACCTCGTCCGCACGGAAACCGCCGTCATTTGCCGGATCACGATAGTTGGCTTCCTCTTCGGCCGCCATCTTGTTTTCTTCGTTCACGTCCGGATCTTGCGTGGCCAGAGGGCAGCTTGGGCCGCCCTCGTCTGTTTGTTCCATCTTATCGACAGGTATGCCATC